AGCAAGGGCGGCGGCCTCGTATTTCATGAAATCTTTGTACTGCGAAACACTGAAATAGTGTTCATTAGCAGCCTGCCCATAATAATTATCCTGTGTCAGATTCATCTGCACCCTTTCTGTCCTCTGGCGGGTATGGAAGATGGCCCGTCCCAGATACTGTACCCTGAAAAGCTGCTGTTCCTTTCGATCTCGCCGTCTTCCATTGCCGCCGCTGCCAGTTCCGCCTCTTCCCGGAGCCCCATCAGCATATCAGCGCGTTCTTCCACATTTATTTCATAATCCATGGAGATATCGAGCGCACGGTCGCTGCGGAAGTCATTTTCCTGTGGGCAGATGATTGCCATTAACGCATCAATCAGCGGGAATTCTATCCGGTAAAATGCCGTGATCTCGTCGGAACACAGCACGCTGTCCAGCCCCTCCCCTAATTTCTGCGATGCGTCCAGGGCCATTAAAATACCTTTTATAACCTCCCTGGTATCCATGGCCCCTCCTTATGCAAACGGCCCGTCCTGCGGGATGTCAGCCTGCGCCGGATCCGGCTGTGGATGCGTTTCAGGGACAGACTTGCCATCCTGTTTTTTTCCTCTCCCTTTTTTCTTATCTTCATAGGGATTTTTAATCTCCGGATCCTCACCGTCCATGCCCGGCAGCTCAAAAATTTCCTCACGCTTTGCCATGCCGTCTTTGATAGAATTAAACACCTTTTTCAGACGGATGAGGTCATTCATCGAAAATGCCTCCGCCTTGCACCCAATATATTTTTCGAGGCTTTCCTGGGGTACCTGGTAATCCTTTTCCGCTGTCCTGACAGCGCCTTTTATTAGATCGACAAGGGGCGTCTCCTCGCCGTCAACCAGGGTTTTATGGCATTGCTCCACAGCTTCTTCCACAATATCGCCCGGAATAATCCCCAGGATACACGCCCTTACGCGCCTGGCTGCCTGGTTCGCCACCTGCTCATAGATGTCACGCGGTTTTGTTAAAGGGTAATTCCCTTTCTTTGTCTCCCTGATATGCGGGACGCTGAAAATCTTTGTCTGCCGGGTATTTGTTTCCAAATCCCACGCATATGCCATTACCTGGCTTTCCCCGCCGCGCTGTTCTAACTCTACAAACCCAAAATCTATGTTGCCCCAGTTCTGCGCCATCGCCTCCGCAAGGCGGATAGATACGCCTGTGACTTTGGAATCCCCCCTCGTATATTCATACTCTGCCTGCTCCGCCAGTCTTTTACGCTGGCACGCTGTCAGAATGCGGTTGCGCGCCGCGATTACATCCCGGGGAAATTTTTTTGCCATGATAATCTGCCCCTGGACTTCCTGCATCTGGCGGCTTGCCGCCATTTCTGTAGCCGCATTGCGCTGCGCCGGCATGTCCATGTTCCTGTAAATGTTTTCTGTTTCCTGCATTTAGCTTTCCTCCGTCCTCTCATAATTGATATAGCGTTTCCCTTTGCCGTTCACCGCTTTCCCTGCGGTAATACTTACCGTATACCCGGCCTTTATAAGCAGCCTTGCAACCTCAAGCTGCTCGTCTTTCGTAATGGCCGATGCTATAATCTCGATTCTCTGCTGCAATTAATCTCATCCTCCTCAATCCAGTTCCCGGAATAATACCACTCCACCAGCATTTCCCGGAATTCCTCCTGCTCGTCCGGAAGGCCGGAAAGGCAGCGCCCCAAAGCGTAATCATAAGCCTTTTCTTTGGGGACAAATGTCCCGGCCTCCGGGCCGATCCCTTTATAGCCGTCCATGGTTTACTCCAGTTCGTCAATAAGCTGTTTCAGCTCGTTTCCCGCGGCTTCCGGCAGGCTGCCGGAATAAGCGCCATGCCACCTTAAAAACCTTTCCTTTAAGGTCAGGCTGCAACTGCAGGGGGCTTTTACAAGCTCTTCAAACCGCCTCTCTGTTTCTTCCTTCAGAAGCTCCGCCACCCGGTAAGGCACAACAACCGGGTTCCCGCCGTAAGCCTTTACTTTCTTCCTCTCCTCCTCGCTTCCCACGGGGACAGAAAACGGGTTTGGGTTCTGTTCGTCAAACGAACGGATGAGCATCCGCCGGACTTCTTTCACATTCCCAATACAAGTGTTATATTTCAGATGGTATACATCATCACAGTTTGACTCTACCATCCGCCGGACGGTTTCGATTGGGATGCCGCCGCTTACCATCCCCTCCGCGATCATTTTGGAGGTGATATCCTCAACGTTCCATGAGTCGCATGTTTTCCTGTCGCGCTCCAGTGTTATGTACCTGGGCTTGAAATTGTAGCCAAACTTTAAATCACTGTTGCAGTCAACAAACAGTCTGTTTACAAATACCCGGCCGGCATATTCTTCCCCTGTGAGGATTTCACCGTACTGTGTCGCGACATTTTCATAGCCAGGATCATGCATCCCAAGCCAGATGTCGTACAGGCCGGCATACTCGGCCGGGGAGACGTTCCCAACCTTAATGCATAAACCATGAGAGGCTGCGCCCGGCCTGCTTATGTAAAAAGCAAGGATTTTTTCAAGCCACTTTTCAGAATTCTTAAACCGTGATTTCCATACCTCCCCTTTTTCGTTGTTATAGATGGTAAATGTCTTTCCAAGCCTGTTCAGCACCAGGGCGGCAATTTTATACCCCTCGCCAAATTTCCCAACCGTATCCTCATTATCTGCCTTGCTGCTGCGGCCAAGTAGGAGGGTATTGATTTTCAGGGATGATTTTGCGTTTTTCAGACTGAGAATTTCCTGATCCTCATCGTAGCCAAGGCTGAATACATTGCCTTTATCTAAAGCTTCCTGATCCGTGCCGTTCTGGATCAGCTCGCGGATCGCGTCATTAAATGTCCAGTCTGACACATAATCCGGCGTGAGGGTAAGCTCATAACACTTTTCCTGTGGAGCCGGTATATTTTTACCCATTGATTTTTCCTCCATTATCTGTTACAATCCGTACATGTTTGTTTTTGTATGCCCCAAAAGGAGAGTTTGCGTCTCTCCGGGGCATTTTTCAGTGTGGTAATAAAGGCGGGATGTATCAATCATTCCTTTATGTACACACATTTCTCTTTCCCGTCGTATACAAGCGTCAGCGTGTCGCCGTTCTGATCCTTCAGCAAACCCTCGTTCCCGGTCATCTTCACGGAAAAACACCCGCCCTCGAATCCCTTTTCGCACATCCAGCGGCGGATGGCATACTCCGCTATGCTTTTACAGCTTTTTACAGCCAGCATGTTTATTTACCTCCATCGTTTTTATTTCTCAATACAGTGTTTTGAGCAGCACGCCCGTCGCAATCCCGGCAACCAGCGCCGACACAATGGCAAGTTTGCATATGCTCCATACCAGCTCCCACGCCCAGGCGTTTTCCCGGCGCAGGGCTTCGATCGGGTGATCCGGCCGGCTGTGCTGGGGCGGGCATTCAATGATTTCAAGGTTGTCCTTCACTTTGCTTTCCTCCTTCAGGATAATTTTTTATAAAATGTTCCAAATCCGTCCCCCGGATCTTCTTCTGCCCCAGGAGCAGGTATGGAATCTTCCCTTTGTTAATCAGGTCGTAAATGAAATTGACGTTGACCCTCAAAACTGAAGCCGCTTCTTTCACGGTATAGATTTGTTTATATGGCTCTACCACCCACTCGCCTCCCTGCCTTTTTCTTTCTCCAACGCCTTAAACGGCGCTTTATTTCTCCCAGCCGGAAATCAACCAATTCCCTTAGATTTCCTTCTCTCCAAACAAAATTCAAAAGTAACTGCCTTCTCATTGAGGGCTTGTATTTCAGACGCCAGGGCCCTCAATGTATCTATAGACGGTGTCTCTTTTTCCAATTCTGCATGTAAAGATATAATTACGTATTTCTGACGGCTTAAAATCTTTTCCAACTCTGCAATATTTACGATTCTTTCTGAAATAATATAAATCTCTCTCACCTCCTATCCCGTTGTCAAAATCCCTTGTCATTCCCTATCATCTGCCCTATACTGGATGTACAAGCTGTTGCCGCAGCCGAGTACAGAAGGAAGGAGGGACAACACATGAACAAATATGCTTTAAACATTCTCAAATTTGCCTACTCTCAGTACCAAAATTCAAACTCTGATTCCTGCTCTGTTCAGCTTTCCGGAAATGCTAATGACATTGTAGCTCTGCGGAATGCTTTGCGTAATCTTGAATCCGATGGCTATATTGGGAATGTGTTTTACGATGGTTTGCTAATTACTTTCGATCTCAGCGCAATTGGGGTTGAATATATGCGCGGAAATGGGAAATTTTAATTTGATTGCTACCCCCGGAATAATAAAATCAATTCCAAAATATTCCAGGTAATCGGCCAGATCATTCGGCGTTAAGTTTACAAGCTCTTCCAGAAGGATTTTACAGAGCTGAACCCTCTGCTGTTCTTCTGGAAGTTCCTCATTTATCAACTTTGCAATCTCTGAAAACTGGTCTAATTTAGATACCCGCTTCACTTATTTCACCCCCTATCCTGTTGTCAATGTGCTGAATGATATCTATCACCTTTTTCCTGTATTCTACTTGTCTTTTTTCATCATCGTGATATAATGATTGAAGAGTCAAAATAGTATGTTGATTCAATCTTTTTATTAAATAACAAGGAGTATCTACTTATGAAAAAAGCGAAATATTTTTGGGGTACAATCCTGTTAGGTGCATTAGGTAGTGCTTTTTGGGAAATCTGTTTAAAAAAAGGGCTATTACTAATAATTAATAAATTAATGCCTTATTTGATTCAATCTCGCCGTGATTCATTTTATTCCCATGTTCCTAGCAGTCTAAATCTTATATCTTTTTATTATTTTTTAGTTTTTATGAATTTATTTGCAGTCTTTTTTCTAATAATGGCACAAATATATCTGCTACGATTTACCCCAAAAATTCTCAGAAAACAAGGATTGAAATTTGTGGTTTCTTCAATGGCTTTATCTTTTACTGTGTCTTTTGTAATCTCATATACTTGTTTTACTGGTATACAAACTTCAGTTGTTGCTAGAAATACAACCAATAATATTGAAATAGTTGCACCATATATAACCGATGACGAATATAAACAGCTACGCTCCGACTTTTTTCAAATAGATTCAAAGGCCGATTACGATAATCTTATAAATAAAATTTCGGCTATTGCAGAAAAAAAACACTTACAACTTAAGTAGAAACTTCCCTAGTTCCCAACCAATTATCAGCGCTATTCCAAGCAGACCTTGGAATAGCACTTTTTTCTTGTCCATCTATCACACCCCCTATCCCGTTGTCAATGTACAATGCCTCCTAGCCCGCGTCCTCTCGCAGTAGTTCCTCAACAGTGATTCCCATCTGTTTCGCCACTTTCTGTAAATTATCAATTCTAGGGTTTGCAGATATCCACCCTTTTATGGTTCCATTTCCGAGCCCACACTGTTTTTCAAAAACATACAGAGGGATCCCTTTCGATTTGCAAAAATGAACCACTTTGTCGAATAGCAAATTTTTCACCTCCGATTTTAGATTTTTTTATAAAACATATTGACAAATTTTAGAGAATAATCTAATATAGAAGTGTCCAGCTAATACATGAGACTTCCTCTAAAATTCGCCTTTATGATTTAGGCTTTTCTCTAAATCATAGGTTCATTATATAGAGTTGTCTCGAATTTGTCAAGCATATTTTTAGAGTTTTCTATAAAAGTTTGAGGTGTATATAATGAACAGCGTTGAGTTAATTAAAAAGATATGCAAAGAGCGAAAGATACCTATATCTAGGCTTGAACGTGAATTAGGATATGGTAATGGCTATATAGGACAATTAAAAAAAGGAACTATTCCTTCTGATCGCGCTATAGAGATTGCAAATTTTTTAGAAATTGATTTATCTTACTTGTTATCTGGTGGTGATAAAAAAACAGAGGAGCCCGCTCTCACAGCAAAGGACGAACGGGACATTGCAAGAGACTTAGACAGGATCATGGGTGAAATCCGAAGGGGCGACGATGGGCCTTTGTATTATAACGGCATGGAAATAGACGACGCATCCGTTAATCTCCTCCAGAATGCAATAGAGTACGCCCTTCGGGAAACAAAAAAGGAAAACAAAGTCAAATACAATCCTTACAAAAATAAAAAGTAGGTGATGTCATTTTGGAGAACATTGAGAGTAAAACCAAAAGACTGATAAGATACTTTGAACGTATGACCGGAAGCCGGGATCCTCACAGGATTGCTGAATACGCAGGGATAAAAATTGCCATCCTGCCTCTTGGGAGCATCGCCGGAAACTATAAACTGATTAAACGTAAACGATGGATATTTATTAATGACAATATTCCAGAGGACAGTCCTTTTTTCCAGGTAGTTACCGCCCATGAACTGGGACACGCCCTTTTACATAGAACAGAAAACTGCGCCTTCATCAAAAGCCGGACTCTGCTCCTTACATCCGGAATAGAGCGTGAAGCGAATCAATTCGCGGCCCAACTGCTTATTACAGACAATATGATTCAGGAATTTGCAGGATATACTCAAGATTATTTTTGTAACTGCACCGGATATCCGAAAGAATTAATTGAATTGAAACTCAAGGGCATGGGTAAATTAAGATAAGGTTTAGCAGGCACATTAACAATATAATATGCTTACCCGGGCAGCCGGGGGACGTGCTCTCACCCGTTCCGAGTCTTGCGGAAGGTGGTGATTATTATGAGTACATATGAAGAAATGCAGATTCTACTTACATTCGCTTTGCTTGTTGTTGCTATTCTGAGTATGAAAAATAAGAAATAGCCGTCCTACTCTTGGGGGAGTCAACGACTATTTCTTAATGGTTAATTAATCTGCCGGGATGGGTAGTGTGCGCTACCTTCCGGCTGTCCTGTTAAGCATATTATATTCCAGATTAAATGATTTGTCAAATTAAGATTGCTGTACATTGAAAATATAATATGCTTACCCAGGGAGCTGGAGGGGCGATATACCAGCCACCGGACGAAAAGAAAGGAGGCTGGTGCTATGGTTACATATTCGGATTTAATCCAGTTTGTGATTATGCTTTGCGCCGTGATAACTCTTGTCGTTTACATCATGCGTAAAAAATAGCGCCCTCAGCCTGGTAAACTAAGACGCTATTTTTTATCTAATACTTGCCGGCGGCTAGGTGTGTTCTAGCTTCCAGCTCTCTTGTTAAGCATATTATATTCCAGATTGAATAATTTGTCAATTAAGATTGAGATTGAAATAACCTCTATACAGGGGCTGAATACGGCCTGATTGTGATATGGATCGTTTTGTTGATGTCAACAATGCCATTCATCCATAGCGAATTTTTATTGACCGTAGGGTGAAATTCCTCGGTCAAAACGTCTCCCATTATTTCAAATAAAGATAGCAGATTATCGTGTGAATATGATCCCTCCACCTGGTTTCCGTCTACATCCGTAAACTGGTAGGTTGCTTCAACAGTATCATACGGAGCCGCATGTTGATTGTTATAAATATATTTTGCCATAAATAATCATCCTTTCAGGAGTATCGATATGAAAATGTTTGAAAATTATCACAATATCCACCTATACATCGAACCTCTCGATGATAGCAAACCTGATGCCCATATACGATATGAAGTATCCAATCTTCTGATGCTTCTGGAAGATTACCTTAATCTTACCACAAACCAATATATACGTGTCAAGGATAATCGCGACAAATTAAAAAATTATCCTCAAAACAACAAAGCATTGCATCGGCAAATGAATATTTTCTTCGGAGATATCCATTTTATGTTAATTTCGGCAGAAAAAGCTTATAATTTATCAATTCGCTTATTAAAAATCCTTGGCGAAAATAAAACGGCCGTAGACGCTACTAAATCACAATTGTTTAAAATAATTAAATTTATCAGAAACAATCTGGAGCATATGGATGACAAGCTGACCAAAGAGGACGGCAAGTACACAGAGCCTTGGTATTCCAATACTGCCCATACATTCTGGTTCAACCGACAATGGGGAAGCATGGATAATGATACAATCAAATTAGGCGATAAGTCTCTCACTATAAACGAGCAGACATTTGAGCCATTAGAAAAATTATATGATATCATACTTTCCATAATAACAAAAAGATATGTTATTCCCAACAAAGAAATTGTTGACAGGATATTTTCTAGGCATATTAAGAAATGGGAATAACCCACATCGCACCGTGACAATATAATATGCTTACCCGGGGAACCGTTGGGGTGTTATGTCAGCCGCCGGACGAAAGAAAGGAGGCTGGTGCTATGGTTACATATTCGGATCTAATCCAGTTTGTAATTATGCTTTGCGCTGTTGTAACTGTTGTTATTTACGCAACACGCAAAAAATAGCGCCCCTGCTCTGGTAAAGTAAGGCGCTATTTTTTGCCCTAGATTCCCGGCGGCCAGGTGTACACTGGCCAACGGTTCTCCTGTTAAGCATATTATATTCCAGATTGAATGATTTGTCAATTTAAAAAACCGCCCGGCGCTACCAACACCGAACGGCTTTAAATATGCCGAAGATGGCACAACCAACCAAAAATATTGTACCATCTTCGGGGCAGCCATGCAAGTGGAAAATCCGCTGGCTGTTATTTTTATACCCAAAAAGGAGGTACTAATTATGGCAAAGAAGAAAAAGAACGCCCTCCCATCCGGGAGCATCCGCGTCCAGGTATATGATTATACCGACGCGGAAGGGAAGAAACACTACAAAAGCTTTACGGCTCCCACAAAAAAGCAGGCCCAGGCAATGGCCGCAGACTGGAAGGCAAATAAAAGCAAAGCCCCGGCCCCTGCGGAGGATATGACCGTATATGAGGCTGTAGGGCGCTACATGGATGTAAAGCGGGCTGTATTGTCCCCGGCCACTCTACGGGGATATGACTGCTCCCGAAGGAATTATTTCACCGGGGATCTGGGTCAGAGGAAACTGTCTGACATAAACAATATCGCTGTACAGGCATGGGTGAGCGATCTGGCTGCAGAACTAAGCCCCAAAACCGTACGGAATGCCTACGGCCTCCTGTCGGCCACGCTGGATGTGTTCGCCCCTGAGATACACCTGAAAGTCACTCTCCCGGCAAAGAAACGCCCGGATCTCTACTGCCCGTCTGACGAAGACGTGAAGAAGCTTCTGGAACATATCAAAGGGACGGAACTGGAGATTGCCGTCCTGCTTGCGGCATTCGGCCCGATGCGCCGCGGGGAGATATGCGCCCTGACGGATAAGGATATCAACGGCCGGGTTGTAACAGTCAGCAAAAGCATGGTACAAGGCCCGGACAGGCAATGGTATGTCAGGCAGCCAAAAACCTATGGCGGTTACCGGGAAATCGAATTTCCGGATTTCGTTGTCCGGAAACTTTCCGGCCGCGAGGGCAGAATCATAAAAGCGACCCCATCACAGATCACCTGGAGGTTTATAAAAGCAATCACTGGCCTTGACATCCCCCGGTTCCGCTTCCATGATCTCCGGCACTATTCAGCATCCATCATGCACGCCATCGGAGTACCGGATCAGTACATATTACAGCGCGGGGGATGGATCAGCGATACTATCATGAAAACGGTTTACAGGAATGTTATTGACGCTGAAAAAGCCAGGCAGGACAGGAAGATTAATGCGCATTTTGAAGGGATGAAAACCATGTAATTCCGTGTGATATCCGTGTGATACATACCCCAAAAAAGCTTTATATTGGGGGGTAAGATATTTTAAATTTTTCCCGTCTGGAACATCAAAAAACCTTGCAACCACAAGGGAAATCCTGTATTTACAAGGCTTTATCACAAAAGTTGGAAATGGGTATTTGACCCGCGATAACCACCATATTTTACAGGGGATTTAAGGTATCGTGTGACATTTCGTGTGATACTTTGAAAATATGTGGTACTTAGCCGAGGCTTTTGTGACGTACATATGGCCTGGAAATAAAAAAGTAGGGAATTTAAAATATCTATGTATCATTCGTGATTTGACACAACAACCCTTGTATATATGATGGAGGTTACGAATGAAAAGAACATTGACGGAAACGGAAAAGAAAGCTATAGAAATTGCTAAAGATATTTATCAGTATCACCTGGGGCTGGTCTGGCAAGATATTGAAATGCCTTTTTACGAAAGCCTGATGCCGCACGAAAGAGAACTGGCAAGGGCTCTCATACACCTGTATAGCTTTACCTTTGCCAGGATGCTGGAGGTTCCGTATGAGCCACAGGGCTGAAATTTATGGCTGAAACTCTGATGCATAGCTGCCGCTGTCTGTAGATAGCGGCAGCTATCATTGTGCTTCATAAATGCTGGTCAGTTTAATTTGAAACGACTGTGCAGTCGCTGTCCAGTTTAAAATGCCCTTTAACATCATATTTATTAAAGCTAATAATTTCAATTATAGACTTCAGCGTTCGTTATTATGCAAGCGCACCCTCCTTCACTATTATATTCAATAGTAAGTAATGTACAATTATTTAATGGAATATCTAATTCAGTAAATAATGGAGTTTGTTTATCAATTGGCTTTGATGTATATACGACTTGATCATCGGCTTTTACAGTAAGTATTCCTTTTTTTCCCATCCTCGCAGCATTACTAACGGCGACAGAAAATTTAAATAGTGAATATTTTCTATCTAAAACATAGGTTATGTAATGATATGAGCTGTGGCTTGTGTCCATATAAAGTATATTGGAATATGTTTTTCCATATGAATCTATAGCTGAATTTTGAATATTACAATTTGCCTTATCCATTATAAATTTATCAAATAAATCTGACTTATCAGAAATAATCCTTCCAACATATACAGTATTATTTTTTATCGTTAAGCTATCGCTTTCCTCTAACAAACTATTTATAAAATCTTTTGAATAATATTGATTCCCCTCTATCGTAACCATTGATCTATTTTTATTTATTACTTGCTCTTCACCATGAATAATCAATCCTACATCCTGAAATTGAATTGTTGGAATTAAAGATATTTGTTCATTTAATTTTGATAATTCTAGTTTTTGCTCTTCATTTTCCGATAAAAGTGTTTTATAATTAGATTTGTATTCCTCAATTTCTTTCATGATTTTATTCATTTCAGTTTCTGTTATTTCTTGTCCATTATAATAATATGTATTTGAGGATCTTCCAAAAATAACCCCCATTCCTGCACATACAATTGCTATTATACTTTCAATAAAAAGCCTTTTTTTATCCCACGTTAAAATTTCCATAGTTATTTTTCTCTCCAATATCCTAAAATCCTAAGATTTTTATACACAGGTCTCAAAAACATTTATTTCGTAATTAACATTTACCACTTATTTTTCAGACAGCCTTCTTAAATTTTATATCGTCCTCACTTCATAAAAAATTAAATACTCTTCTCCTACAGGCTCTTTATTAGTATTACATTTCTGAGCAAAACTCCATTCCAGCAGAACACCTTTTCCTTCTATCATGTCATCTCTAAATAAATGTCTTACTTCGTTTACATGCTTAAGAATTTGCTGTTTTTCATCCTTTAATAGAAAATTTTTATTTCCATTTATTTTTTCCCCATTATTTTTCACTCTAATAGTGACTTCTCTATCCATATTGGTAACAAGGTTCCATAAATCTGCCTTTACTGCCTCTATTATAATCTCGTCTTTATATATGTTTAAAGTTCCGCTCTTATTTGCAAGAAAATATGGATAATATATAACTATCCCCTTATCTCTTATATTATCCAATAATTTGTCAGCAAAAGATTTGGCTTCGTCACAGTTTCCTCCAACTAATCTTGGAAGGTTTAGATCATCACCCTGAAAAATAGCACTTCGTATCGTCCATAAAAAATCAGTGGAAAGCTCCTCTTTTCCTGAATACTCTTCCCATGGTATTGATGGCAAACACATGTTTTTCAATTCATAAAAACCCATTAACTTATTCATTCTGCTCTCCTAAATCATGCATTAAATTTAATCCCCGAAAATTTTTCATAAATTGCAATTGCGTATGAATCCATCATACCAGAAATATAATCACAAATCAGCCTCCTCTGTAATTGTTCTTCATCCCAACCACTCAAATCATCATATTGCCTCATCAATTCTGTAGCTCTGTATTCTGGAGGAAGATACATTTTATCATTTTCATATAATTCTTTAAGAAAACGAATAACTTTTTCTCCTTCCTTTTCATAATGATACACTTCATCGTTATGGTTTATACATTTAAAAACAATGTTCTTAAGTCCATGGATAAGCTCACCATAATGTGCAAAGCCTAATTCTTTTTCTTGTTTCGTTCCCGTTTTCTTTTTCATTACTTCCGTAACTGGGACTAAATCAATATCATTCAAGGCCAGATTTATCAAGCTTGAAGCTAATTCCTGCCTAAATAATTTTGAATACTGCGTAGAATCAATTTTATCTTTTCCATATCCAGCCTTATTCCTTGCCTTATTGACTAATTCCTCCAGTTTTAAATATGAAGCACTGCCTTCATATTCTGAATAATAATCATGTAAAATTTCATCTATTGTATATGCCTTTACCCTTAACCCATCCTCTAAATCGTGTGCCGCATAAGCAATTTCATCCGCAATATCAACAATTTGGACATCTAATGTACGAATCTTTATATCATTTTCTTTTATTACTGATTTAAGCAATTCATAATCTGATTCATATATAAATTTCTGTTTCTCACATGGAGATAAATTGGCATCAAATTCTTTAAAATATTTAACTACTCCAAACATACTTCTATATGTTAAATTTATTCCACGAAATTCCGGTCTTTTCTTTTCAATATTTGTCAAAATCCTCAGAGTTTGTGCATTGCCTTCAAAACCTCCAATATCATAAAACATTTCATGTAAAAATCTTTCTCCGGCATGACCAAACGGAGGGTTTCCTAAATCATGAGCTAGCGCCCCGGCTTCTACTATATAACTTTCCCCAGCTTCATACTGTATAGTACCTGCAATAGACCTTGCAATTTGTGCCACCTCTAAACTATGTGTCAATCTATTTCTAAAAAACTGATCATTTTTTATTCCTAAAAGTTGCATTTTTCCCTGCAATCGTCGAAACGAAGATGAATACATTACTCTGGCATAATCCCTTTGAAATGGGCCGTCAGGCCTGTATCTGGGCTCTTCTTCATGCACATGGGATTCCATAAAATCACTCTTTAATGGATTAAGTAATTTTCTTCTTATGTTATCCCTGTTAATTTCTAACGGACTCTTCTTTATTCCCTCCATAATTTCCCCCTCCTTGTTTCTTTTATCATACACCAAAATCCAAAAAAAGAAAATAATCAATTTTTTTAACAAAACCATGATAACAGTAAATATTATTGTTTACACGTCAGTCAAAGCAAGATGTTTTTTATGAGTGCAGCGTAGCGGAAGTTATGGAAAACCCAAGAGTAGCAGCGCCAAACCGCATTTTTTACGGTTTGTGCGCATTGTGAAGCGTGTTACCGGGCACAACCCGACAGGGGGGAATGAGACAAGTAAATATAAATGATAAAAGATCTGATGAATTTCAAAACGAATTGCGAGGAATACGTGTTGGCTTGTTGCTTCGACGTTATTGTAAAGTCGATTGTTGACGAAGATTTTAATTATAATTATGTTGGATTTTATTATGACAGTGAATAAAACCAAAACTTACTATAAATTTTAATTTTCCCCGCCCCTGTCGGATAATGCAGGATGAAAGAGAGGAAGATATGTTAAAAAGTTATGCTGTGCTCTTTCAAAACCAGAGAATCGGCGAGGTCGGAATGGACATATTTTCGGATGGCTCTCCCAGAGCTGCGCGGAAAGATTTTTTCGACTGCTACAGGCATGAAAATTACATGATTCTGAGCGTTACAGAGATCCCAGAAACAGGGAAATGAGGAGCGGCAATCCTGCCGCCCCTTTTTACTATTCCTGCACCTCCCATACGCGCAAAGCCCCATAATCCGTACTGTGCCAGCACGCGCCCTCCAGCGGCCCTCCCGGCGTATTGTCCAGGAAATACCATTCCCCCGGATCATCTGCCCCCACTACATTGCTGCCGTCCCAGCGCTGCCAGCCAGTAAGCATATACCCGTCTTTTCCAAACAGGTACCAGTGACGGTTGATAAGCAGCCATTTGTTGGCCGCCCACAGGCCGTCTGCTTCCCTGTACCGGTACTTTCCCGCGCTGTCTTTATCCCAGCCCGGGGAAGCCGCTCCCGGCGCGTCTAAGGCCGCTTTAAATGCGGCCCAGGTGTGTTTTGTATGGTTATAAACATAGGGATTCGGGCAGATTTTCCCTGTCACATCATGATGGCGGATGACATGCGCCGCGTCAATGCCATATTTCTCCATCAGCTCCTTTGTAAGCTCAATGGCCGCCTGTACGGTTGCATCCTCAAAATACCAGTCCCTGCTTTCTGCTGATTTACTGCCTTTGTTCCGGACACACATCTCGATCCCAATGCTGTTGGCATTCCGGCATTCCGGATGCGCATAAGCCCCCTTTGTGCCGCAGTGCCATGCGGTATTATGATCCTCAACCGACTGCCACACTTCGCCGTCAAAGCCCACATAATAATGGGCCGACGCGCCCACGTACTGGCTGGCGTAATACTCGCAGTTTGCTTTCGCGCCCCCGGTTGCGCCTACATAATGGATAACGATATACTCTATTTTTCCGGCCCGGCCGGGAACCACATTATAAGGAGTCAGAAGCTTATTAATCTTCATCAATGCCCTCCTTCCCGATAAAACCCATGTCGTCTGGCCTGATATCAGACAGGAAACCATCCAGCTTTTCCCTGTCTGAGCTGCAAACTTCGTCCTGAAGCTGTGTAAAAAGCCTGTCCCCTATCTCTTTTCTCTGTTCGCTGAGTACCATAAAATTCCCTCCCCTTAAAAAAAGCCCCGGGAAACATCCGGGGCCCTGTCCTGCTTTTATTGCGGCGCCGCAACTATTTCGCCGGCCCTTCTGCCTCCGGCGTCTGCGGGTGCAGGAGCGGAGGCTGCGATTTTGCCGTCAATGCCGGATCCGTAGCCGGGCCTCTCCCCTGGCCGCGCTCCGAACCGCCCTCTCCGGTACAGGCGCAGTCTGTGTCGGGCGTCCTGTGGGTGTAATGGTTTACATCGTTGATTTTGTGTTTTCTGCAATTGTCTGCCATGGTTTGGTTCTCCTTTTCTTTATTAAAATTTTATATAACAAGGGGGAGCGGATCCTTCGCTCCCCCGGGTTACTGTGCTGTGCCGCCCATTCAGGCATTTTTCCGGTTTTCCCGCCGGTCTTTCCTGTACTGCGCCCTGTCCCAGATATCCTTAACGCGCTCCCAGCCGTCCATGGCCACCAGCGCCACAATAAAGGCAGCCATGACACACGCAAACATCATGTGCCATTCCACCGTCTGTCTCCGCCAGCGCATCAGCGCCAAAAAGGCAGCCGGGCAAAGCGCCATGGACAGGACGATGGCCACTGCAGAGGTGGGGAGCTTCCCCAGTCCCGGCCAGGACTTGATTACCTCCGTGATTACAGATACGAAAAAAGCCATCACCCCGATGGCCATTAACGCATACGATATGTACTGCATCATTTCATTGATATCCATTGTCTTTTCTCCATTCCCTAAAACTCTACTTAAAAATCAGGGCCGAAGCCGCCCCGGCCACAGCCCCGAGCGCGGCGCCCACCAGGTTTTCCCAGCGCGCTGCCGGCTTTGCTTTAAGCTCCGCCACATCCGCCTTCACCTCCCCCACGTTTTCGCTCAGGTGGTGGATTTCCGCGGTCTGCGCCGCCATCTGTTCCGCCAGGCTGTGGACGGCATCCGCAATTCTTTCCATGTCGTCCACCCGGTGCTTAAGCGAGCC